TCCGTATCAGAAGAGATGATGGATAGATTCAATATGTACGATATTGATGAGTTAGTAGCTTTAGCTCCGGGCAGTTTTACTCAGTCTTTTTTTGGAGTAGCTGGCGGCCTAGATGTTAGAGGAACTCCTGGTGAGACATACTTTCGGGGCGTAAGGCGTCTCGATAACCCAGGAAACTACCCAACTCCTATAGGTGCATCTGATAGAGTGGACGTAGTAAGAGGCCCAGCGTCTCCAATCTACGGCCCTTCTAAAATTGGTGGATATCTTAACTTTAACCCTAAGTCTGCCCGAATCGAAGAGACGGGACAGTTCATAGAAGAAACAGAAGGTGCTATATCTTATACTGGCGGTAGCTGGGGTAAGAGTATTGTAACCGCAGAAGTAGGTGGTAGTCTCGGAGGAGGTGAACTTGGCTACTACGTATACGGAGAGTTTGAAGACTCCGATAGTTACTACGACAACTCAGGCGTAGAACAAACTCTTCTTCAAGCATCTTTTGATGCAGATATTACCGATAATGTTCGTATACAGTTCGGGGGAATGTTTCACGACTATAGCGGTAATCAGGTTGCGGGATGGAATAGAATTACCCAAGACTTAATTGATAATGGAACGTACATTACAGGCTCTCCTTCGTCGCTAGACGCCAATGGAGATGGTAAAGTATCTCATCAGGAGTACGATACTGATGGAGATGGTTTTACAAACTTAAACCCTTTCAGGTTTGACTTCTTGAGCGGAGCGGATGGCGGAGCACTTATGCCAGGGTCACTAGAAACACTAGCTGATTTAGAGGTTTTCGTAGGAGACCTTTCTGGACTTGCTCTTCTTAACCCAGGGCTTACACAGCTAAACGGGAATCAAGTTCTAGTTGACCCAGACGACCTTCTTGACAACCAAGTCACTACAATATATTTCGATATAATTATGGATTTGGGGAATGGTTGGGAACTAAAAAATCAAACGTTTTATGAAGAGTATGAAAACTTAAATGAAAACGCTTATGGCTTTTCTCAGTTTCATGATACTTGGGTAGTAGAAGATAAACTTATACTATCAAAGACATTTGATTTTTCCAGTATGTCTGCTTCTTTACAGATTTCTCCCTCCTTTCGACACACAGACTTTGCACATGGAGATGACTATACCAACGAGTATTTTGGTCGTCGTGACTTAAGTCAGCCTCTCAATACGCCCCTCTCAAAGCGAGTACTCGCTACACAAATTGACGATGATTACACAGAGTACCATGTTGGTAAGTATACTAACTTGGGATTTGCAGTAATGACGGATCTTGTGTGGGACAATGGCTTAGGTATTCTTGCGGGAGTACGCTATGACACCATTGACATGGAGAGTAGTCAGCCAGAAGATAAGTTGCTTTTCGCAAGCTCTAACAACTTCTGTCCTGTACCTGGGTGTGCCGATCTGGAAGCAGAAGATAGTGTAAATGGTATCTCATGGACTTTCAGCCTGACATATGACTCTCCGATAGGTCTTGTTCCGTATCTCACGGCATCTACGCAGTCAACTATGATTGTCGGACAGGGTGCAGAAGTTACGGTCAAGAATATACTCCGAGATCGTGCTTTTGACGAGTCAGAACTTCTTGAGGCAGGAATAAAAGGAAGTTTTCTAGATGATAGTTTATACTTCGCTATTTCAGTCTATGAACAGGAGCGTGTAGACTTCTCCGCACAATCAATAGTAACAAATCAATCTACAAAAACTAAAGGCTCAGAGCTTGAGGTGCGGTGGGTTGTTACTGAGAAACTACTCATGACGCTTGGGTACTCCAACATTGAAGTGATAAATATAAACACTTTAGATGACGGGTATCGCTTTAGCTTCATAGGATGTGAGGACTTGCCTAACATTCCTTGTAGTGCGTTACTTGGTGGACAAATCGGAGGCAACGTTTCAGCAGTACCGAGCGGTAGTAGACGATCGGGTATGCCAGAGAATATTATATCCCTCACAGGAACATATGACTTTGGAAATGGGTTAACCATAAATGGAAGTGTAATTGATGTAGAAGAAACCTTCTCAGGGTTTTCAAACAGTATTGAACTGCCTGCATATACACTTGTAAACTTTGGTGTTGCCTACACAAGAAACAACTGGACACTTAGTGTCAACGGAAAGAATTTGACTGACGAAAGATATTTTCGTGCAAACTTTCCTAACCTCTTTGGAAGCACAATCGTGCTACCAGAACTTCCTCGAAACTATACGGCTAGATTACAGTATAACTTCTAACAAAAAGGGGCGAAAGCCCCTTTTTTATAACGTTGGTTTAGTGTCAGGAAAATCTGACGTGCTTGGCCAGTCTCTTAACTTAGTACGATAAGTTTTATATGCTGCAAGTTGTGGATGGTCAGATACTGCCATAAGCCAGTCAGTATTTTGTAGTTCATCATCTCTCCATGCTCTTGCTCGTTTTTCTGCCGTGTCTTGTTGATATTCAGATAGTTTCCAGCTCATGAGGGTACCTCCGAAGGATCATTATAAAAAACCCCATCTTTGTATATTTTTTGAAATTCTTCGTCAGTGGTCTGAATCCAAGGGCTTTTTTTAGAAGAAGTCCACATTGTTTCAACAACGGTATCATACTCTGCTTCTGTACCATCATCCTTTACCCAAATTTGTTTTTCTGTTCGTGCATACCAATTATTATTATACATATTCAATTACCTCCCAATAAATATAAGCATTTGTAGTAATTCCGCCCCTACTAAATTTAATTGAACTCGGCCCTGTAATCCTTCCACTAGGAAGCACTCCTCCTGTATATGTACCCGTGTAATCTCTATGCTTTTGAACAGTGAGAAATGATTTATCTGGGTCTACCTTTTGTATAGTTACAGTAGCATGTGCTCCCTGTGATGAATGAGTATAAGAACCTCGCTGTACACTTTTTACGGTGGAAACACCAGTAACTACACCCTCTACATCAAAGGGGTAAGACATACCTTCTTTTGTAAGATAAAAATCTGTAGTCAAAGTAGCAGAAGACGTATCTCCTGTTTTTAGATCAATATTTACAGTATCTCCCGAGTTCCCGTCTGCTCTTGCGATTGCGATTAGCTCAGTAGTTTTTTTAAAGCTTGCGTTAAAGTGGTCGGTATAATAACATGCAAAACCATAAGTTTCTTGGTTATCTGGGTACTGTATAGACATCATTGACCCACCATTCATTGATTGCATAATCATATTAGTTCCAACAACAGAACTCAGTTGATTATTCAAACTAGTCAGTCCAACAAAAGAAGGAGTGCCTGTTGCAGGAAAACTACAAACAGCTGAAGTATCTTTTGCTTCGTTTGCTCCTGTAAGAAAGAAAAGCTCTTTTTCAGGAACACTATGTTTACATTGTATACTAGGATGATCTTGATCTAGTGCCCAATAAGTTGCACCATAACCATTCGCTTGTGTTGTACCTACTAAAGCTATATACGCTTGTGTACCCCAAGTAGCAGAAGTCCAATCAGAGTTCCAAGTACATTTTGTATAGTATAGAGCAGTCGTACTCCCCATATAAAGGTAGTAAAAAATTAAAGGATTTGTAGTTGCTACCCAATGTCCCTGCCCCGTACCTCCTTGAGCAGGATCGGTTCCAGAAATAGCTATTTCAGTTTCTGAAATTGTATGGTTTGCAGCTATGGTATATTTTACATATACATTTTCATTTTGATTGCTACCAGCTGTGGCATAGTAAGGAGCTATAAAAATACCATTTGTATCATCTACTTTGAAGAAAGGCATATGAGATTGTTCTTTTGCGTTATCTCTATGAGTAGTACCTGAAGTCTGCGCTCCCGTAGTTTTTGGAAGCCCCATATTAGTTCCACCATAATAAGCTGCGTCACTGGATCTATAAGTATCTGTGGCCTTTACCATAAATCCTCCATTGTCATCATCATACTGCCCATATGTCCAAACAAAAATATCTTTATTTCGACAAGTTTCAAAAAAATATTTACTTTGTCTTGCATAGTGATACCTAGGATTATACCGATTTCCAGCAGAAGTGCTCATAGCTGCATATTGCGGCATGTAGCCATACCAGTTTGAATGAGTAAATTCGTGATTCGATTTATATAACATAAAACCATGGCCAGAGTTATACCACTGAGATGACGACGCAGCGTACTTCCAAGTAAACCAAACACTATAGTACCATCTATCATCATCCTCAAAAAGTAACTTTATATATGCAGTACATTGTGAAGGTCCGCCATAACCTCCTTGATACATCATAGGTCCGTATGAATTTTGTCCATGTTCTGTGCCATTACTACTATTTCCTCCGTCCAAGGATACATAAAATATACCTCTATAGCCCGCTCCCGCAGAATCAGTAATAAGATGAAATGTTGCTAGTCCATCAGGTGTAATTCTATCGCCATAAACATTACACGAATAATCCATACCTGAACCACCTGACCCTGTTACAGAGTTTGGAACAGGATCTGTACCGTTTTGTACAATCAGAGTATTTGCTGGAGCAAGTTTTCCTTCATTTGAAAGATTATAACTTCTGCCGTTTGTTACAGGGATTCCCGCCACCGCTGTAGAAGCGGTGTAAGTATCTCCTGCTCCTCCGCCTCCTCCTGAACCACCAAATTTAAATGTCATTTAAAGCTCCTTCCATCCTAGAGTACCGTCTACATAAACAACTTGCATTCCTTTTGTAGATTCAAGTGTACCATCCTGTGCTGCTCCTTCTATATTTGAGCCATTTCGTGCGATTGTTACCGTCCCCGCACCCACATTTTTTACTATAATCGTAGCACCTGCGCTTGGGCTTGAAGGAAGTGTAATTGTAAAAGCACTTCCACTATTTGCGATTAGTTGATCCTTATCAACAGCCGTATATGTTCCTGTCTTTATTGCCCAGTCTGTATAGGCTCGTCCACTATCTGAAGATACGGTTCCAAAAGACAAAGTACCAGATCCATTTGTTCTCAAAAATTGTCCGTTTGAGCCGTCAGACACATTCAGTCTTGCTATGTCTATAACATTATCTGCAATCATTGCTGCAGTAACGGAATCATCTGCAAGCCCCCGTTTTGTAGCGGGAACTGAAGCGGATGCTGCCGACATTAAGTCTGCAAGTCTACGTGCTTTTGAAAATGCCATCTATCTCTCCTATGAAGGCTGAACTGGCCAGTCGTTATCGCCCGAACCATCAGGTGTTGGACTTTTAAGATTTGGCCAGTTGCTGTGCTTTGTAAGGTCTCGAAGTGCTTGTCGATAAGTTTTCCAGGCATCCGCCATCGTTACATCACTGTTTGCCATCCAATCTGTTTCTGCAAGAAGTCGGTTTCTTGTTTCTCTATGTCGTTCTGCGGTTGCATTGTCTCGCGCTACTTGTGCCGCTGCTTTCTGACTGTCGTCTAAAGTTTCAATTTTATGTAAATAAACTGTTCCGTCTTCTATATAAGGGTCTACTACTGTGCTTTTTTCAGTTAGTCCATTGTACCTACGGAATAGTACAACGGGCATAATCGAGTTTTCCGCCATCCAAGACTCCGTAGGCGCCCCACCAGGAAACCCAACATTTGGAAAAAGAACTTTATGTTCCCCTATTTCTTCTACTTTGTTATCTTTAATTCTTGCTATTTGCATTTTCTATCTCCTATTTATCGGGGAATGCGGCTGTAGGCGCTGCAAAGTTTGAAGTATATCGAGCTTTTAAAGTTACTCTAAATTCGTCAATATAACCATCAAAGGAGTAACTTCCGCCGATTGATTGTCCAAGTCTTAGTCTACCTGTATTAGCATTAAAACTTGTATTAGAGGTTTGTGTTGAACCGACCTGTGTTCCGTTAATAAAACCTCTTATATTATTACTTGTATCTCTTGTTATAGCAACATGCTGCCATTGATTCAAAGTAAACGCACCAGCCACAGAAAAACTAGTATTAGTAGTATTCCAATAAAGAGAAAATTGAGTGCCATTATGATACAGTATAAGTCCATTAGCCGATTCTCCTGTGTCAAATATGCAACCCCAGCCACTTCCTTCAGGGTAAACAAAGCACTCATAAGTAAAAGGGCCTCTTCCCGGCCAAACATGCTGGCCGTGAGTACCGGTCTGTACGCTACCATATGGAGCATCTACTCTATCCCCCGACCCATCAAATTCCATGCTTGCTGTACCAAATTTTTTAATAGTAGTGTCTAACTGAGCTTGATTTTCAAGTTGATAATTCGCCCCGCCCCTTGCATCAACAATGCTCCCGTTCGTACAGTTTAGTAAAAGTCTGGTGTAGCTTCCCGCAGTAAGAGGAGCTGTAGGAACCGTAAGTGTAGAATAATTTCCATAAGGATTATACCCATTTCCTGTGGTAACTCGCATATCGCTCATCCAACCTTTAAAATGGTAGGTGTTATAGTTATCACTCGAACCAAACCTTATTCCGGTAGCATCAGCATGAGTAAAGTTATCTGTAGCATAATAAACTGATTTTCCATTTATAAACCAATTATTAACTCCTCCTGTATTCATATAAACTAGGTGACTCCATGCGTGTAGTTCAGGAACTTCACTAGCAGAACCAGAGTAACGATCAAGACTCGCTGTATGAACCGTAAGGCCACTGTCCATAAACGCACCCCAATAATTATTTGCGCCCGCAAGGTCAGCATAATGAGCCCAATTACCATAAACAGCTAGTGGGTAGACCCACATCTCTATACAATAGTCATTACTACCAAAATCAAATTGAGTAGCATGAGAGGCAGTTAAAGCGTTTTGAGCGGATCCTACAAAAAACGCCGATCCTCCATTTACTGCTGGGTCATAGGGACCGGAAGGCTTAAAAGGAGAAAAAGGTTTAACTGACGCATTACTATATAAAGTAACATCTATATTATTAGTGCTTTTATCCTTCATTCTATTAGTACAACAAGTTAGTAATTGAGTGTTTGTAATTGCAGTTAAGGGTTCCGTAGGCACAGTAAAACCCGAGCTTCCACTATAAACTGCTGTCCCTTTTACAACTCTAACATTTGATATTTTTCCATCAAGACATTGACCGTAGCCTCCTATATAAGCGGTAGAAGCTGGAGCAGCAATATTATGGGCACCGGTAAAATCAAAAACTTGAACTCCATTTACATACCCACGAGTATGATTACTTTCTCGGGATACAGCAACATGAACCCATTGATACATAGGAATTTGTGGAGAGGCGGTTCCCTTTACGGTAGTTCCTTCCTTAAAAGCTAATTTTGTGTTGCTATCTAAATAGAGCCGTATTCTCTGAGCAGGACTATTAAAGCCATTATTTGTGGTATCAAAAAGATGTGCTTCTCCTGTACCATTTACCCAAATCCACATTTCTATTGTGTAAGCACCTGTACCAAATCCAAGACCTGCTTGTGCTCCAGGAACATACATAACATCACTACTACCACTAAGTTGTATACACCACTTACCATCTTCAGCCGAAAAAGGACTAAACGTTCCTTGATAAATATAGTTAGACATAGAGCCGGTGCTAACCGTATGATTATTACCCGAGCTATCAAGAAACGCATGGTTCGTTCCACCGTTTGAGCCATCGGCATGAATAAGATTTGTAACTAAAGCAATGTCATCATCTGGCTCACTTCCGCCACCACCGCCTGCTAATACTCGTACTGTCATTATCCTAAGTCCTGTCCTACTGTAATTCCATAATAGTTTGATCCGCCATCTACAGTTAAAAACACAAAAATATCTACATCTGCATTTCCTGAAGAAAGTGTAGGAGCAGATCCTCCTGCCCAATCAACTGTTCCTGGCCATGTAATTGTTCGTGCACTACTGTCCTGCACTACTTTAAGTATAAATACTGCTAGCTTTCCTGATGCAGGAGGATTTGAAAAAGTATATGTTACATTTTCAGATAGTGTATGTGTGAAACTATCTCCCAGTCGCAAGTTTATAGTTGCCGCATTTGAAGAAGATGTTATCGCTGTAGAGTTGCCTACAGTACCTCCTGGCAACGTTGTAACATTATTCGCATCTGCTCCCAATATCTTACCAGTTGCGGAAGGAAGTGTGAGAGTAACGTTTCCGCTATAATCACTGTGTGCAGGCGACTGTAACTGAACATAGTGAGCATTGCTTGACTCACAGTATAGCTTAATATTTGATACAGATCCACTATTCTTAATTCCTATTGATCCTGATTCGATATCAACGCCATTTGTGCCATCAATGCGAACAACTCCAGTGCCGTGCGGAGTAAGTCCTATATTACCATTGCTTGAGGATGTTATAATTCCACAGCCAGTAATATCAAGATTATCTCCTGAAGGAAGTTCTTTAATATTGTTGTTTGATGAATCCACTACCAGTGGAAATCTATCTGCCATTATGTTACTCCTACGTTTACTGTGCCTGAACGAGTTGTGACCGTTATAGTGCCAGGCACGGATAAATCAATCGTCACTGTGCCCGATCTTGCCACAACTCCTAATGTTGCTCTTTCTGCTGGT